GCTCCAGCAGCCCACGCCATAGACTTTCTTTACGAAGCCTACCAAGACAGTCAGTTTGAAAGCAAAAAGACTGAAATCTACAACAAAGTTGTTGAGTTAGCCAACTTTCTGGTTTCACAACAGTACGTCGCTGACCCTAATAAGCTGGCTTACGGCGGCTTCAAAAGCACAGAAACCAGCACCTACTACTACACCATAGACGCCATGAGAGCCATCCCAGCCCTCTTAAAGGCTTACGACTTAACAGGCAACACCCAATATTTGGACGCTGCAAAACTGGCTGGCGGAACCTTCCTCTACAACATGCAACACAAACCAAGCGAGCTGGGCCAGCACGACAAGTATTACGGAGGATTCGCCCAAGCAGTCACAATAGCAGACGCTTGGCTTCCAAACATGTACATCATCGATCTCTATGGGCTCGTAGGACTGAAAATGTTGTACGAGCGCACTGGGGAGTCAAAATACGAAATGATGATTGACGACGCCCTAAACTTCTACCGTCAAGGGTTCAGGGACCTCTACCTCTATTATAAGCCCCCTCCAAGCGGAGACGGAGAATGGCATAGGATAGGCTTGTCGGAAAAGGAGATCTACGACGACGACTTCAGCTACGCGTTAAACGCTCTCTTCTGGTATGAGGGGTGGAGCGAGACAGTTGAGAGAGTTTACAATTTCATTAACGCCATCAGCTCAAGCGCAGACTATCCAGCCTACAATCCAGCCGTCTGCTGGGCAGGCTACATCGACGTTGCCAACAGGAAACCAGCCTGCGAATACTACGATGCCGTGACATCGGGGATACTTTGGCAAGTTAGGTCCGGCTATGATGGTTTGTCCCTAGAGTTCAGCGTCAAAATAAGTGGGTTACACCAAGACGAATTCATGTACTGGGGTCCAAAATTTGAGGACTACAGCCCAGTGGAAAACAAGAAGGCAACCGTCACCGTGTCCTGGCTTTCACTTCTATTCCTCAAGTACAATGCAGTTTTGACTCCTTTCACAAGAATTCTGCGAAAGCAAGGTGAAAGGTTGACTCTCCACCCGGTCAGAGAGGCCAAAGAATCTGTCTCTTACGGCGAAGAACTAACCATTGAGGCAATTGTGAGCCCAGCTAGGCCAGACGAAATCGTTATTGAGCCCGGCTACATCGTCAACGACTACATCACCATCCACGTTTTCTCAGCCATCAAACACCACGACAAAGTTGAGCGACAAGGCGTAGCCTACGAAGTTGGACCAGTCGAGGACTTTCGTTTTCAAGGAAAAACCATGTACCGCAGAGCCGTTTGCAGGAGACTGATTAGCTAATGCCTAAAATCGAATATCCAACCACTGTTCGCCTTCTGGTGGTTGAGAGTTCGGGCTTTTGTTAAGCTCACCTTTTGACACATGCACTTCGGGCTTAATCATGGACATTTAGTGTGAAAGGTTTAAAGCTCCAGGCTCCTCTATTTACTTTAGAGGATGTGCTGTTGGCTATGTTTAAATGTCCAGAGGAGGACTATGCTTTGCTTCAAAGACTTAGAAACCAGCTAGTCAGCCTCAAAATAGACTATCGTGGTTTAGAGGAAGCCCATCAGTATAGCTTGAAAGCTAAAAGATTTGAAGTAGCCGATTTTCTAAGCGGTGCGATGAAGAGGCGGCTAGAGGAAATACGAGTTTTAGAGCGAGAGATAGGCTCGCTAGAATCGGAGTGCTTTGTGAAAGGAAAATAAACAACCACAGAAAAACGCGATCTCCTTTAATGAATTGTTATTTTTCGGGGTTTTATAAATTAAGTATATGTTTATTTGGGTTAGATACATCTAATAGCTGTGAGTGGAAATGGGCGAGGTAGAGAAAATTTTGTTAATAGCTTGATTTCCATTTCATGAACCGCTTTTAACGCTCCACTTTTTCAGCCTTAATTATTCTAATTCGCTTTTTTCCATCCGTTTTTTGCGTAAAACTCCTTAAATAACCCTTGTTTACCTAGATATTTCCAGAGTGTGGCTGAATGCCTGAAATTGAAGACCCAACTACAACGCTGGTTCGCCTTCTAGACAAAAATGTGAGGGTGGTGAAGGAAGACGGGTCCCTAGCCAGCGTTCACGTTAGCCCAGAGTGGTACGACCGGGAACTCCTCAAGGATTATGACGGTCAGGTGACGGTTGGTCTCGACCGCAGCGAAGACCAAAAACTCGGGTTTTCAGCAACAAGCCGGAGACGCTTTGGCAACTCCCGAATAAACATCTGGGTCATTGACAAACCGGGCAGCTTGGTGGGCAGAGACCTGCGGAACAAGCTTCGTGAGGAAGTGAACCGAGTTATAAGGGAGAAGAGGATGAAACCAAACGAAACCAACTACAACTTTTTGGGTGTTGGACAACCTACCGAGACGCACAAAGCCTATCAAGCGGGGTCAGCTAGCGAATTGGCTCCTGGAGACGCAGAGTGGACTGAACTCACAGACGTTGAGTGTGAGAAGCTCTGGTACAGCGAAGACAACCGCTTCAGCCACTCAACTTCTGTCAACCTGAACTATGCCCTGCTCCTTTTCAGGTTCAAGGTGGACCCAGACGAGAAGGTTGTTAAGAAGATTGTGTTGAAGTTTGAGGGTTACGGAACCGCTCTTGCTGGAAACGGAGTCACCATTAAAGTTTGGAATTTTGCGTCTTCAGCTTGGCAAAACGCCCAAGCTGGCACCGGAGGAGAAGACGAGCCAATCACAATCGCGTTGACATCGTTCCTAACAGACTTCATCGATGAGGAAGGCTACGTCTACTTGCTTGCGAGAACCACCAACGCGAGCAACGGGGCGACGCCAGCCGTGATCTACTGCGACTACTCTGAGTGTGGAGTCACGGTTGAGGGCATCACATACGTAGACGTTATTTCTTATCGGGACGAGGACGAGGTGCGCGTTAAGCCGTTTTTGTGGCGCACAGAGTTTCTCGTCAAAACTTGGTTGTTTGAAAATGTCACGGTCATGTAGGAGAGGTGAGAAAAAGGAATGGCTACACCAGTTTATGGCGCCCATGAGGCAAAGGTCTACTACGTGGAAGAAACAACGTATGGAGTGACTCCAGCCAACCCTTCAATGCTGGGTATAGCAACAGCGGAAAGCGTGGAACCAGCGCTGGATCCAGGGCTCATGAAGGTTCGAGGCGTCGGGTCTAGAGACCTAAACACTATTCGCAAAGGCTTGAGGCAGGTGGGGCTCAAAATAGCGTATGCTGTTCCAAGCGCGGCTCCCATAGACTTTCTCCAACACATCCAAACTTTGAAGTCCCTGAGCATCGAGGTCTTCTACGAGAAAACAAGCGGCATCATCGATCTGCTCCACAAAGGTTGCAGATTCAACAGCCTAACAGTTGAGTGTTCCGCCGAAGACATTCTGAAAGCAACAGCCGAGCTCATTGGACAAGATGTGACTGTTGGAACAGCGAAAATAAGCGGGGCAACTTACGGCGACTACGCGGGAGCAGTGCCCTTCTACGAAAGCTACGTCAAGAAGGGAGCAACAACGCTGGAACGGGTCACCGACTTCCGGTTTGCAATTGAGAACAACCTGAAGCGTGTGCCAGTCATCCGCACCACCAGTGGACACCTGCTCAAGTACCTTCCGGAGCGTCACCGAAGTTGCGGTGGCGAGGTCACTTTTGAGTTTGAGAGCAAAGAGGAGTTTGACGAAGTCGTCAACGACACGGAGTTCAGCTTGGAATTCGGGTTAGGAGACACAAACAAGGCTGTTTTCAGCAACTGCAAGTGGGAAAACGTTGGAACTCCAACCCGCATCGAGGATCTAGTGGCTTTGAAAGCTCCCTTTGTCGCCAAAACTGTGGCGATCAGCTGACGGAGGTTGGTGAAAAGTGAAAACAGAGATTGTTCAGCTTGACAGCCGGTTCGGAGAGGAATACGCTGGCAAATACGTTTTTCAGGAGATCAGCTGGGCTAAACGCAGTCGCATAATCCAAAAGCACACGAGGTATCACCCGGTGACAGGGCAGGTTCTCAGCAGCGACTTTGTGGCAGTTCAAGCTGAAACAGTCTGGGCTAGCTTGAAAGAGCAGCCTGAAAACAAGCCAGTCACTCTGGAGAAGTTGCTGAGAGAAGAAGAAGGCGTTCCGATTGGGCTTGGAGAGCTCTTCAGCCAAGTTGTCAACAGACTGTGCGGCGTAACTGTGGAAGAGACAAAAAACTCGTGCGGGCGATGAGACGTGGCAAACCAAACCCAAGCCTCACAGACTTTCGCCTCTGCAAAGAGTTCGGCTGGACACTTTTGCAGCTTGCACGTCAGCCCGCCAAAGCCATTGAGGAGTTCATCGTGATTCTGAACGAGATGGATAGGAAGGCAGAGGAGGAGATGAAAAGGGCGGAGCGAGGTGTGCCCAGTCATGTCCGTTGAGATGGAGATGCAGATAGAAGGAGTTCCAGAGTTGAGGGAGAAGCTGACTCGGCTAGACGACGGCATGAAACGCGACATCCAAGACGCCATGACAATCGAAGCAGAAGCCATGAAAAACGCTGCTAGGGCAATGTGTCCAGTTCGAACCGGTCGTTTGAGAGAAAGCATCTTCGCAAAGGTTGAGGAATGGACAGTGAAGGTTGGCGCAACCGCTCCATACGCCTTTTATCAGGAGTTTGGAACCCGATATATTCGGCCTCGCCGTTTTCTGAGCAACGCTGTTGAATCTAGGATGCAGAGCCTAGTCAGCAGAGTCAGTGAAGCCTTGAGGCAAGCCGTTGGGGAGGCGTCCATGACATGAGTTTCCATGAAATGGTCATCACTGTGCGGGCTGTGAACCGGGCGAGTGCCCAGTTCAGCCGCATCCAGTCTGACGCCGAAAGCCTAACCGTTCGCATTAAATCCCTTGGTTCCGCACTTGCCGGGATTGGTGCCACAGGCGTCGCTATAGGTCACATTGCTCATCAGTTTGGACTTCTCAGTTCGGAACAGGCTAGGGCATTCAATTCCGCTATGCTGGTTGTTTCTGCCATGGGGATGTTTATGAGAACCAGTTGGGGTGTGGCTTTGGCTCAGAAGGTCTATGCCGCCGCCTGCTGGATTGCCACGGCAGCTCAGAACGCCTTGAACATAAGCTACGCAACCTTCCTAGCTTTAACTGGCGTGGGCGTAGCTGTGATTGTTGCGGCTGCCGCTGCCATGTGGCACTTCGCTTCTCAGATGAAGGCGGCAACAGCCAGCGTGAAGGAATACAACACCGCCATAGCTGAGGCACCCGGGTATACTCGTAGTATCCGGAGGGCTGGAGAAGAGGAGTATCGCCGGAGAGGAATCGAATATTGAGTGTGGCGTTGCCAGTCGTCGCGGTGGTTTTCGGTTCCGTCACCCCTCTACAAAGCGATGTTAGAGAGTTGCGAGTTCATTTGGGATGCACAGACGAGGTTTCAAGCTTCGACTGTTTGCTCGTCAATTTCGAAAAGAAATACACAGTGACCAACCCAATCAACGTGGGCGACGACGGAAGCATAAGTATAGGGAGGGGAGCCAACTGCCCCCTAATAGCCACTGTTCGCGTCGAGGAAATCCAATGTGAGTCAACGCCTGTTGAAAACTACATTATGGTTCGAGGTCGATGCTGGGGAGAACGACTTTTCAGGCGACAGGTGACAAAGACCTATGAGAACAAGAAGGGCGAATACATCGTCAAAGACCTCATCGACAATTACGTGGGTCTCAGCCACGTCCGCAACTCAACTGAGCTTATAGAGAACACCGACACCACTTATACGCTGCTGGAATACGAGAACACCCCGGTCTTTGAGATTCTAAAATACATCGCTGGAAGCGCTGACAAGGCAGGGGTCATAGGTTTTGACTTCAGGGTGGAGCCAGATGGAAAGTTCGCGTTTTTCCCTAAAAACAGCAAAGTCTCACCTGTAAGTCTGGCAGAACGCCTTGAGTTTTCGGAATATCGCAAGGACATCCACAGCGTTAGAAACCGAATCATGGTTTACGGCGCAGCGGAGAAAGCAAGACCAACAGACAAGGACTCTTGGACAGAGTCTTTAACGTCCACTGATGGAGCTTGGAGCGCCTACGGTGGAGGTTCAACTCTTTCCCTAGACAGCGCAGACAAGGTTGTGGGGTCATACAGTGTCAAAACTTCTGGAGGAACAGGGACAGGTCTCGTCTTCACTTTTAATGCTGGCAAAGAACAGGACTGCAACCTTCATCCAAGCCTGACTTTTCAGGTCAAAACAGCGTCTGGGTATTCCGACCTAACAGTTGAGCTTGAGGACACGGTTGGGATGATAGTCCGCCGGTATGAGAGGGTGCGTGACGCAAACTGGGTTCTCCAGAGTTTTCCTGTTGGAAGAAAGAACAGCGACCAGTGGCAGCATAGCGTTTTTAACACCCAGCCATTTGACTGGACCAGCGTAAAATACATTCGCTTTGTTGTGAGTTCAACTGTTGGAGTTGACCTACGCCTTGACAACCTTTTCTTCAACAAGTGCCGATGGAAAGCCACCCAAGAAGACGCGCCTAGCCAAACCGCTTATGGGTTGCGTGAACTCGTGGAAGTTGACGAGGAACTTCACAGCGACAACGAGTGCACCCTAAGAGCCAAAGCCCTGCTGGCACACCTGAAAGACCCAGCTGAATACATAACGGTGCGAAGCGACGTCATCGATTATGGCGCAAACAAGCTCTTGCCAGGAGACAAAATCCACGTTACACTCCCAAACGAAAACATAGACGCCGACTACCGCATCATAAGCGCTGAATACCGAGTTGTTGCCGAGGAGCAAACTCTCGAGATTACGCTGGAGCTTGGAAAGGAGCCTTCCCTCCTCGCCGACTACCTGTACGCTCTGAGGAGCAAGACTGGAAGCCTAAGCCGCTACAAGGGTGGACGCCACGAAGCGGTCTAGCAGAACTTTGGAGGGGCTATCATGAATAAGGATGTTTTGAAGCAAATCAAGCGCCTGCGAATGGGCGACTATGTTCAGATAGAATGGCACGACGCCTACAAGGGAGAAATCCGCCTCGACCAGCAGTCTGACAAGACCAAGGCACAGTTCGAGGTTCCAGTCACATCCTGGGGCGTCTACTTAGGCGTTGTTGGACAGAAGAAATACGTTGTGTTGATGAGAGACCGCTTCAACCTAAACGAACTGACAGGAATAGACGACATTGACCACAACGGAATCCCCATCGGCATGATCGACAAAGTCACAGTTTTAGGTCACATAGCCTTGCCCAAAACCTTCGCCTTGAGACTCAAACACTGGCTGGCTGAGGCTAGAGTGAGGAAGAGAAAGGGAAGGTTAACAATTCCACCAGAAAAGGAGAGTCTAAACTGAGAGACCTGATACGCAAAGCCTTAACCAAAACCGTTTCAGTGAAGGAAGGCCGCAAGAAAGCCAAGCAGATCGAGATAGAGCCCAGCGACCGCCTTGTCTATGGGATGTACTTCGCCATCATCGCGTTGATCTCCCTAACCATCCTTGAAGCGACGTACATGTATGTACTCCGCAACTTCAGCAACGAAATCTTCGCAGCCATCAGTCTAGTCATAGGCACAATCCTAGGCGCAATCTTCGGACAAAAGGCGTGAACATATTTGGAACCAAATAAAGGTGGAATGTTGAAAACAGTATTTTCTCGGAAAAAACAGTCTACACTAAAAAAGAGAATAGCGAAAATCGCTGAGAAATTTGATGGCAGCACTCAGAAAATTCGTGGCCAGCTGATTTTAGATTTGAAAGTGATCGCTGAGATGGCCTATGACCAAGCGACTAAAATCAAAAAGGGTAGCAGACCCACTAAAGAGCAGCAAAAGTGGGCTCAACTCGCGGCGTACATCAGTAACGCCATCAACCGCATAGCCAGAGAGTACGACGACAAGAAAATTCTGGAGGAGCTAGAGGAGCTAAAGAAGATGGCGGTGGACATTGAGCGTGAAAAGGGAACTTAACCGCCTCAAAGAAAAGTTTGAACATTATATGAGTTTCATGTTCCCAAAGGACCCTCTAGCCTTTTTCGAGCAGAACCTAGGCTTTAAGCCTACAGAATATCAGGTTCAACTCACCAAGTCTTTCACAGAGAACCAGTTTGTGGCAGCGCGTTGGTGCCGCCAAAGCGGAAAAAGCCACATTATCTCCGCGTTGCTCCTCCATTACGCGCTTATTCACCCGGACACTTACATAGCTGTTGTTGGACCATCTTGGCGCCAAACCAAGCTCATCATACGCCGCATCAACTCCTTTCTGCGAAAGCTGCCTAAAGGTTCGTATCATAGACCTCAGAAAACGATTGTGCGCCTTTCTAACGGCTCTGTCATTGAGGCCTTCCCAAACAACCCCGAAACCATACGTGGTCCAAGCTTGCACGTGGTTTTCTGTGATGAGATGAGCTTCATTCAAAACGACGAAGAACTTTACGATGCTATACTCTTCACTTTGAGCGCAACAAACGGGAAATTCATCTGCTCCAGCACTCCTTGGTCAACAGACTCCATCTTTTACAAGATTTTCAATCACGAAGACTACGCGGACTTTAAGCGAAGCCACATCACTTGGCGAGACGCCGTTGAACCCGAAGGACCATTGAAAAAGGCGACACTGGAGAAGATTCAGCGACAATTTCAAGGCGACCCTTGGCGTTGGAAACGTGAGATGGAAGCCGAATGGGCTGAGAACGAGAGTGTCTGGCTACCACAGGCACTAATCACCAGCTGCATCGACCACACACTCTGTTACATCGACTTCAACGAGCGAGCGAAAGGCGAGTTTTTCACAGGCATAGACCTTGGAAAACACCAAGATCACTCTGTCATCTCCGTGGTCATGCGAGAGAAAAACCTACTCAAACTTGTTCACTTGAAACGCTTTCCATTAAAAACGGCGTATGCAAGCGTGATAGGCTACGTTAAAACGTTATGCGACCGCTGGAGCTCCATACAGAAAGTTAGCGTAGACATGAGTGGCGTTGGCGACTACATAGTTGAAGACATGCAGAACGCTGGAATCCACGGGGTTCAGGGCATAAAGTTCACCCAACCAACGAAGGAACAGCTTGCCACAAACCTAAAACAGCAAATGGTTGAAGGAGTTTTCAAAATTCCATACGACCCTGATCTAATCGCAGAACTGAACGTGGAGCGTTTTGAACTCCGAAAAACAGGAGGAATAAGCTTCAACCACCCCGAAGGAACCCATGACGACAAATTCTGGAGCGTGGCTTTAGCATTACATTCGAGCCGAGTGGAGACTCCATCGCAGCTGGTGAGGGCCTACTAAATGCGGCGAGAATTTTTCAAGATCAGAAAGATTGCGAGAAGATACGACAGACGCACGGGCAAATTCATCATTAATATTTCT